TCTAAAATTTGATTTAAATACTTGGGGTAAATGGGCTGAAGAAAATGGATTAGATGGTCGTTGTATAAACTTTTTACTAATGCATCCTGAGTTAGTTACTAAGGAAGTGAACGCAAGAAGTATAGTGATGTTTTTTAATTCAATATCATCTATTAAATCATTTGAGGACCAATTACCATTAATTCAAATGATTGGTGAGGGTAGTGTTGGTCAAGAATTTGCTAGTTTATTTACAATGTTTATTAATAATAAATTAGATAAAATGATTACACCTCAAAATATATTTGATCAAGATGAGAAATATGTTTTAACAACTTTAAAAGGTTTAGTAGGTAAAGATAAGAATTATAGAGCAGATATTGCCTCAACATTAGGTACTAGGATCACTAACTATTTAGGTTTTTATTCTAAAACAAATAAAATTGAAAAAACAATTATTGATCGTTTAGGTAAAATTGTTACTGAAAATATTTTTGCGACTGATATTTGTTATCAAATGATAAAATCTATCTATAATGAAAATTCATCTAAATTCAGTTCATTAATGTTAAATAAAGATTTAGTTAAATATATTATTAAATAAAAATTATGAGTAATAAATTTGAAATAAAAGAAATTTATAGTTTATATTATTATAAATGGGGTGATTCTATATCTTTTCAATATTATGGAAAACAATATGCTTTTGATCCATTATTTGTTAAAGAATTAAAATCATTTATAGAACAACTATTATTAACTAACAATACTGTTAATAATAAAGATATTATTTATACTAATTCTTCAAGTGAAATACCTCGTTTTAAACTAAAGGAATTCATGAGTAAAAATAATATTAAACGTACTTCTAGAATGGAACAAAGTAATTGTTTTATTCTAAGTAAAAAATTAATTAAAGATCTATTATTACTAGATAATTTATTCACTGATCCTCAGCAATTATATTTTGCTAATGAAGAGATGGTAGATTTATTATTAAAACAATGGTCTAAAGATAAAAATTACACAACTAAAAATTTAAATAAACCAAAATCTAATGCTGATATGTGGTTATGTTTTAATGAAGAGTATTTTAAACATTTAGCCCAATCAGCTAAATATGGTAAATATGTTAAAACTCATTTTAAAAAAGAAGTATATAATATAATTTATTATAGAAATAAGAAAAATGTAGATTTAATACAATTATTATCATTTATTAAAACTAATCCTAATATTAAAATAGTTTTTGATGAAAATCTAATTACAGATCTTAATAAGGAAGGTATTCAACTAGATAATGAAGTTGAAAATGTTTTAAAAGATATGATTTATAGTAAAGATAAATCTAATATTAAATTAGGTTTAGAGATGATTTCTAATTTAGAATTAAACGATTATACATTATATAAAGTATCTTTATTCCTAAATAATTTTATTAATATAGGTAATACTAGTCAAAGTAGATCTAATAGAGGATTAATAAATCAATTAGCCACAAATAATCGTAATTTAAAAACTTTATTAAATACTTTTAAAGCAAAAGAAATATATTGGGATAAAGATTGGAAATCATTTGCTAGTGGTTTAGTTAAGAATTTTACAAATACTCCTTATGAATCATTAATTAAAGAATATTTTATTGATAAATTAAATAATGAGTTCAGTTCTATATCAGGGGTTAAAATAGAGGACATTAAATTTGCCTAATTAAAAATATTTATTATATTTATTATTAAACAATTAAAATAAACAAACAAATAAAAATGAAAAAAGTAGTAACACTAGTAGTATTGGCCATGGTTATGGTAGCTTGCCAATCAACAGAAAACAAATCAACAGAATCAACAAATGACTCAACCTCAGTATCATCTGAAGTAGATTCATTGGCCCTTGAGTCAGCTGCTCAGGACACATTTATTGTTGACTCAGTAAAGTAATTAATAATACTTTCACACCATCCCTCAGTATAACACTGAGGGTTTTCTCTTGTTTATGGATATTGATAAAATATTTGGGTTGTTTGATAATGATAAAGACACTAATATCAAAAAACAAATATATAAAGATATTAGTGAACACCCATCATTTTGGGTAGGCATGTTCATTAAATTGATAATGAATCATACTAATTTTAATTTAGCCCACATAAGTGTGTTTAAAGCCGCCTTCCCTGATTTGGATATGGTAGACGTTATTAATGCCGGAGAATACCTTATATACACTAGATCCTACGTTTTTCTCAAACGTTTAGATATAGAACAAGAAACAGATTTACAAGTTATTAAAGATAAAGCTAGTAATGAATTTTTAATAGCTTTAAAATTATCACTATCATATTTTGAGGAACATGAGGAATATGAAAAGTGTGCTTTTATTTTATCTATTAAAAATATAGTTGAACAAAGTTTAACTTAAATTTGGCTTTAGTATCTTAATACCATATAATATATATACGGGTCTCAAGAAATATGAGACTTAGGATACAGATGAATAACGATAGACATAAATTATAATAATATGAGATATAGAGAATTATCAACACGTAAGATAGAGAATATTGAAGCGCAGTTGAAAGCACTTAGGTTCATGGTAAACCGTGGAGCACCGATTCAAGAGTTTATTAAAACTATTGAGAACACTGAAGAAATTTTAGCAGAAGTAAAATCACTTATTCAACAAGAACCTTTATCACCTGAGGAAGGATTTGGATTACAATAATATGAATTTAACAGCAGAACAAATATCTGAAAATTGGGATAGATTAATGTCTAGAATAGACGCTTATATCTCAGAACCTCGTAGAACTAAACTTAAAGAGTTTTATGAAAAATATGCTGAACGTATTATGTTAATGCCTGCAGCTCATAAGAAAGAATATCATAATGCATTCCCAGGAGGATATGTTGAACATGTTCTTAGAGTTATAGATAGTGCTATTGATATTCATAATGTATGGGTTAAATATGAAGTTGATACCACTACTTATACTTTAGAAGAATTAGTATTCTCAGCTTTGAATCATGACCTAGGTAAAATGGGAGATGAAGAAAATGAATCATACATTCCTCAGACTGACCAATGGAGAAAAGAAAAACTAGGTGAAGATTATAAATTTAATGACCGCTTAGAATTTATGTCTGTACCTGACCGTGGCTTATTTTTACTCACACAACATGGTATTACATATACTAAAAATGAAATGTTAGCCATTAAATTACATGATGGCTTATATGATGAAGCAAATAAACCTTATTTAATGAATTATATGCCAGAAACTAAACCTCGCACTTCATTAATTTATATTGTTCATCAAGCTGATTTATTAGCTGCTCGTATTGAATTTGAAAAAGAATGGTTACCTAAATTAAAAAGTAATTTGCCTAAGCAAGAAAACAATTATACATTATCAGGTAAAAAACAACAATCAAATAAAGTATCAACCAAAACTAAAGCTTTAGGCAGTATTAAAAGTGATAGTTTAAAAAATATGTTAGACAATCTATGATAACAATTATAATCAGTGTTTTAAGTGTTTCGGTCGTGATTTTATTATTCACGACCATTAACCTTCTAAGAAAAAATGAAAAAGCTGAAGATATTATTTTCTCTCAAAAACAATATATTGATAGTATAAGCAAAACTATTTATTATACTGATAAAAAATTAAAAGAAATTGATGAGAAAGGTATATTTAAAAGTGATGATGAGGTTGGTTTTTTCTTTGATATGGTAAAACAAATTCAAGATATTCTAAATCAATATAAATTACCTAAATAAGTATGGCTAAAGTTAAAAAAAAGTCAATACCCTACTTCACTGTTGAAACTGAGCAAGCCATAGTGTTATATAATAATACTGAATCTACTAAAGAAAAAAGTAGAATATATTATGAAAAAATACATCCTGCCTTCTTCAAACTTACAGAAAATATTATACATACATTTAAATTTTATTATACTGAAGTAGATAATATTGAAGATTTACAACATGAAGTAATCACATTTTTACTTTCAAAAATACATTTATTTAACCCAAATAAAGGTACTAAAGCGTACTCATATTTTGGAACAATAGCTAAGCGTTATTTAATTATTGATAACGCTAAAAACTACAAAAAGCGTGTTGATAAAATAATGATTGAGGATATTAATGAAAGTGAAGAGTTTTCATATACAATAGATAACAACACCAGTACTAATGATCAATTATATTGGTTTATAGATCAGTATGTAGATTATTGTACTAATAATATTTTTAAATTGTTTCCTAAAGAAAATGATGCTAAAGTAGCTGATGCTATTCTTGAATTATTCCGTAAACGTGAACATTTAGATATATTTAATAAAAAAGCGTTATATATTTATATACGAGAAATTATAGACGTTAAAACTCCAAAAATCACTAAAATAGCCAATATATTATACTCTATATTTAAAAATAGCTATGCTCATTACTTAGAGTATGGATATATAAAATTTAAATAAAACATATTTATCATAAATAAGTATTAATAAATATGAGTGAGTTTAATAAAATAGTGTTTGGTAAGAAAACATTCTCAGATTTACTTGAAGAAATTTACGATAACCAAAAGAAAAAGTCCCGCCAAATATCAGCTTTAATAGCTGAGTTAAAACCTCTTGTTCAAGAAATAAGTGACGCTACATTAATTGTACCTTTAATTAAAGAATATCTAGAAATTGATGTTAAGAATGATGAGCAGTTAGTTAAAATTGCTACTATTATTCAAAGAGCTATGTCTAATATTACTGAAGGAACTGAAAGTTTAGGTATATCTGAGGAAGAAAGAGCACAGTTAATGGCTGAGATTGAAAAAATACAGGAGAACAAGTAATGCCTATAATTAGAGAGGGACAAAATGCTGTAAATAATACATTTAATCCTACTGCATATAGTAATATACTAGCTAATACTAAATCAGAATTAGAAGGTACTATAAAAGCAGTAAGGGTTAAAAGTATTATTTTAGACTCAACTCATCCTAAATATAAAGAATTAGGTGAAGATAATAGTATAGGTACTATTTTATATGATGATAATATTGAAATTCCAACTATTAATAATAATTTATCTTTATTACCTTTTGCTCGTCCTTTATATGGAAACATAAAAAACTATCCTTTAATTAATGAGTTAGTATATGTAATTGAACTACCATCAGTTAATATTGGTGATAATACAGCTTTAAAAACTACTTATTATATAAATACTATAGCATTATGGAATCATCCACATCATAATGCCTACCCAGATAATCCTAATGCTTTACCTCCTTCTCAAAATAAAGATTATGATCAAACAACTGGTGGTAGTGTTAGAAGAGTTACTGATCAATCAACAGAAATATTTTTAGGTAATACATTTAAAGAACGCTCTAATATTCATCCATTATTACCTTTTGAAGGTGATATTATATATGAAGGTAGATGGGGCAACACAATTAGATTAGGTTCAACAGTACAAAATAGACCTAATAATTGGTCAACAGTAGGTACTGATGGTGATCCTATTTTAATATTACGTAATGGTCAACCAACAAATGTCACTGATGAAGGTTGGATTCCTGTAGTTGAAGATATAAATAAAGACTTATCTTCTATTTACTTAACTAGTACTCAACAAGTACCTATAACAGTAGCACAAACTAACTATAATAGTTATTCCTCAGCTCCAATATCTCCAGACAAATATCAAGGTAATCAAATAATACTTAATTCAGGACGTTTAGTATTTAATAGTAATAAAGATCATATATTATTAAGTTCTAATAAAAGTATTAATTTTAATGCTGTTGAATCAGTAAATATTGATACTAATAATACTATAGTTAATTCTAAATCCATATTATTAGGTGGTAAAACAGCTACTGAGTCAGTATTAAAAGGCGATACTACAATTGATTTACTATCAGGTTTAGTTGACCAATTAACATCATTATCTATTGCTTTACAGTCAATAGCTACACCATATGGTCCAGCTGTCGCCCCAGCAGCTACTCAATTAATATCATATTTGACTCAATTAAAAATTGATTTACTAACTAAAACTAAATCAACAATAAGTAAAACACTATAATGGCTTTAGGAATAGATATTAATACAATTAGAAATGCCACTCCTGATAATTTAAAAAAACAGGGTGTTGAAAAATTATCTGATGCACTTATTAAAAAAGGTGAAGAAATAAAAACTCAAATTGAACCTAAATTAGTTCAAGAGATTCAAAATGCTAAAGATGGATTATTATGTTCTAATATAGATAAATTAAATAATTTAATTCAGGTTAGAAATAATATTGTTGGTAGATTAAATGGAATATCTAGTTTTTTAGATCAAGCTACTTTATCATTTACTGGATTTACTACATTACTACAACTATTAATATTAGTTAAAGATATATTAAATACAACCCTTAATGTGGGTTATGTAGCTGCTGAACTCATTCCTTCACCTCCAGGAATACCTGGATCTGTTGTTACTGGTTTATTAAAAATTGATCAAGCAAACCAAAAATTAACATTTGATAATTCAGGTGGAGCTAAATTAGAAAAAATACGCAATATATTAGGTGGAGCTACTATAGCTATAGCTGTTTTATCAATGACTATAAAAGGTGTAATTGCTTTATTAAGTCAATTGGATATAGAATTAGGTAAATGTTCTAATACTAATAATTTGACCCCTATCAGCCAGAATCTAATAAATATAAGTAATCAAGCTATTGAAGCAAGCAATAGTCCTAATGAAACTACATATGAAGGTTTTGTGATTCAAATAGAAACTGTACCATTTAGCCCCACTGTGAATCGTTTCAGAGCAATTGGTTTAAATAAAGATGGTATAAAACTTATTGAAACACCATTATCTTTCACAACAAATCAACAAACTTTAATAGATGAACTTAAATTTATAATTGACAGAGATAATTTAAAAGCTTAATAATTTAATATTTATAATTATATGAAACCAACTGAATTTAAAAAAATAATTAAAGAAGCGGTAAAGGAAGCAATTCAAGAGGAATTAAAGGACATTATACTAGAAGCAGTAAAATCACCTAAAGGTACACCTATTGGAGTAGGTGGAACAGGAGTAGTTAATGAGACTGTTGTTCCAACAGTAGAAAAACGCCAACGTTACATGGAGATTTTAAATGAAACTGCTGGTATTACACCTGGAATGGATACTATTAGTGTAAATAGTTCTAATGTTTTTAGACCAACATCAACCAATACAGCAGCTGAAGGTTCAGCTTTACCACCAGGTGAAGTTGATATGTCTCAAATTATGGGATTGTTAAATAATAAGTAATGGCATACGGAGCTAAGAGAATATACCCTGTTGATAGAAAACCTAGAGTAGCTATAGGTGTGTCTATTCCTTTTAATCAACCTGGTGTATTTAGCTCAACATATGTCACTAAAGATGCTATTAAAACTAATTTGATTAATTATTTTTTAACAAATAAAAATGAACGTTACTTAAATCCTACTTTAGGTGGTAATTTAAGAGCGTTCATATTTGAGCAAATAACAACAGGTAATATAGATTTTTTAAAAGAAGATATACAAACTCAAATTCAAAATTTTTTCCCTAGTGTTATAGTGAATGCTTTAAATATATTACAAAACCCAGATGATAACAGTATAATAGTTGAATTGTATTATAATGTGGCTGATACTGGTATAACAGATAATTTACAAATTGAATTCCAATAAAATGGCTGAAAATAGAGACATAAAATATATTAATAAGGATTTTAGTGAATTGAGACAAGCGT